AGCAGGAAACACTCCTCCAACAACTCCTCCTCAAGGAAATCCTGGTGGAGATGGAAGATTTTCTTCATCTTCTGGATGTGCTCAAGCTGGTGGTGGTGGTGGCGGTGCTGGCGCTGCAGGAACTCCTGCTGATCAACCAAGCCCTAGTTCTAGTAATGGTGGTGCTGGTGGCGCTGGATTAGCAAGTAATATTACAGGTTCATGTGTCACTTATGGTGGCGGTGGTGGCGGTGGTAAAAGATTATCTCCAGGATCAGCTGGTGCAGGTGGAGCAGGCGGTGGTGGAGCTGGTGGAAAAGGACCATCAGCTAATGGAAGTGCAGGATGTGCTAACACTGGCGGTGGTGGCGGTGGAGCTGGTGGAGAACCCAATCAGTCAGGTGGAGCAGGTGGTTCAGGATTAGTTGTAGTAAAAGAATTAAACAAGGCTTCAGGAGTTTTTAGTCTTAACGAACAGATAGATGCATTGGATGCAGGCACATGGCCTTCAAGAACAGCAGACATAGATTACATGGTCGTTGCTGGTGGTGGAGGATCTCCAACTGGTGCACACGTTGGTGGTGGAGGTGGTGCAGGTGGTTATCGTGCATCAGGATATGGACCAAGTCCATTACAAGGATCAGCATTAGAATTAAGTTTAGGAAGTTATGCAGTAACAGTTGGAGGTGGAGGAAGTGGAACTTGTGGTTCTGATTCAGTATTTTCAACAATCACATCTACAGGTGGTGGTAAAACAGGAACATCTGCAGCTGGTTCTGGTTCAACTGGAGGTTCAGGTGGTGGTGCGGTAGGTGGTAATTTTAACGATGGATGTGGAGGAGCAGGTAATACACCTCCCACAGATCCACCTCAAGGTAATGCTGGAGGAAATGATGCTAGACCAGCATGTGGACCATCTACTGGAGCAGGAGGTGGTGGTGGAGCTACTGCTTCTGGAAGCAATGCAGGTCCTGGAAAAGGTGGAAATGGAGGTGCAGGAGCACCAAACAATATTACAGGACAAGCTACAACATACGCTGGAGGTGGTGGCGGTGCCGTTTATCTTTCAGGAACTGTTGGTTGTGGCGGAGCTGGTGGTGGAGGATGTGGTGTTACTTATGTATCTAGTGGCAGTCAACCAACTACAAATGCAGCAGGAGGTGCAAACACTGGTGGTGGATCGGGTGGTGGTGCTTTAACTAGTATTGCAGGTGGTTCAGGTATTGTGGTTGCAAGAGCAAATGCAGGTCAAGGAATTACATTATCAACAACACCAGGTGGTTCGCTTTCTTATGTTAGTACTCCTAGTGGAGTTGATCAAATAGCAAGTTTTACAGCATCAGGATGTTTAACAGTCGCTGATGGAGATCCAAATGTTACTACAGTAGATTATTTAGTAGTCGCTGGTGGCGGTGGTGCATCGTCTGGAGGTGGTGGAGCTGGTGGATATAGAGCCTCTGGTTACGGACCTTCTCCTTTACAAGGATCAGCATTAGTTATATCACCAGGACCTTATACAGTTACTGTCGGTTCTGGAGGATCAGGAAGTGGTCAAGGAAACGATTCAACATTTTCAACAATAACATCAGCTGGTGGTGGTAAAGGAACAGGTGGTGGTAATTCAGGTGCAGCTGGAGGATCTGGTGGTGGTTCATTAAATAGACCTTATGGTCTTACTGCTGGTTATGCAGGTAACACACCTCCTGTAGATCCGCCTCAAGGAAATCCTAGTGGACCAGTTTCTCCTTTAAATCCAGGAGGGGATCATGCATCAGGTGGTGGTGGAGCAGGAGGAGCTAGTCCTGCGAATACAAGTAATTCTGGTGGTGCTGGTGGTGCAGGAGTACCAAATACAATTAATGCATGTGGAACACCTTTTTCTGTTACTGCTTTTGCTGGTGGTGGTGGAGCTGCAGGGCCAGGAGGAGCTGGAGCTGGTGGATCTGGTGGTGGTGGAGCTGGTGGACCTACTGGTGCTACAGATGGTACTGCCAACACTGGTGGTGGAGGTGGTGGAAACTGGTTTAGTGGTTCTCAAGGAGCTGGTGGAGATGGTGTTGTTATTGTTAGAACACCAAGTGCTGCAACTTTATCTGTAACTCCAGGAACAAATGCAACTGCAACTCACCCTGGTGGAGACAAGATCGCTACTTTTACAGTTACGGGTACATTGACAATTTCATAACAAATGTTATATTAAGTTCATAAAGACATATGAACCTTACAAACTATTACTGGTATTTTCAATCAGCAATTCCAGAACGTATCTGTGATGACATTGTAAAATATGGTCATCAAATGCAAGATCAAATGGCAGTGACTGGTGGTTATGGTAATAAAAAATTAAATCAAAAAGAAATAAAAGATTTAAAAACAAAAAGAGATTCTAACATAGTTTGGATGAGTGATAGATGGATTTACAAAGAAATACAACCTTATGTGCATCAAGCAAATGCAAATGCTGGTTGGAATTTTAATTGGGATTTTAGTGAGTCTTGTCAGTTTACAAAATATAAAAAAGGCCAATACTATGATTGGCATTGTGATAGCTGGGATAAACCTTATCAAAGAGAACAAAATGATCCATCACATGGTAAGATTAGAAAATTATCTGTAACTGTTACACTATCAGATCCTAAAGATTATAAAGGTGGTGAACTAGAATTTGACTTTAGAAATTTAGATCCCGATAAAAAAAGAAATGTACTTAAATGTAAAGAAATATTACCTAAAGGATCTTTAGTTGTATTTCCTTCATTTGTATGGCATAGAGTATGTCCTGTTAAAAGTGGAGAAAGAAACAGTTTAGTAATATGGAACTTAGGGTATCCATTTAAATAAAGGAGAAATATGAAAAAGAAAAAAGCTAAAAAACAAAAAGTAAAAAAAGAAGTTGTAGGTTATCCCCAACAATTACAATTAGAAGAATTTTTTAAATGTCCTATATGGTTTGCAGATGAACCAAAATTTGTAGATGGTTTAAATAAAGCATCAGACAAATATATTGAAGCATCAAAAAAAACATTAAAACCAGCTATTGATAAACGTAATAAAAAACTTGGTGACAAAGGAGACATGGGTCATGTATTTCATTCAACATCTTTAATAGGTGATCCTAACTTTAAACAGTTACAAGATTATATAGGTGCAACATCACATAATTTATTAGGTGAGATGGGTTTTGATCTTTCTCAATACCAAGTATTTACTACAGAAATGTGGGTACAAGAGTTTGCTAAAAAAGGTGGTGGACACCATACTTTACACACTCATTGGAATGGTCACATATCAGGTTTTTATTTTTTAAAAGCAGATGAGTCTACCTCTTTGCCTATGTTCGAAGATCCAAGACCAGGTAATGTTATGAATTTATTACCAGAAAAAGATAAAACAAAAGTAACCTATGCTAGTTCCGCAATAAATTATCAAGTAAAACCAGGTAGAATGATATTCTTTCCATCATATTTGCCTCATCAGTACATTGTAGATATGGGCTATAACCCTTTTAGATTTATACATTGGAATTGTCAGGCAATACCAAAAGGAGTATTAAATGTCGTTTAAGAAAAATAAATATACAGTATTAAAAAAAGCTATCTCACCTGAGATTGCAGAATTTGTTTATAAATATTTTTTAAACAAAAGAGAAGTTGCAAGATTTTTATTTGATCAAAAATACATTTCTCCGTTTACAGAATACTTTGGTGTATGGAATGATGATCAAGTACCAAATACTTATTCACATTATTCTGACATTGCAATGGAGACTTTATTACAAGAAGTAAAACCTGTTATGGAAAAACACACTGGTATTAAGTTAAGTCCTACGTATTCCTATGCAAGAATATATAAAGAAGGTGATGTATTAGCTAGACATAAAGATAGATACTCATGTGAAATATCTACTACATTAAATTTAGGTGGTGATTCTTGGCCAATATATCTTGATCCAACAACTAAAACAGGTCAAGCTGGTGTTAAAGTACAACTAGAACCAGGGGACATGTTAATTTATTCTGGTTGTGAGTTAGAGCATTGGAGAGAAGAATTTAAAGGAAAGAACTGTGGACAAGTATTTTTACATTATAACAAAGCTAGTTCTAAAACAGCTAAAGAAAACTACTTAGACAAACGACCTTTACTGGGTGTGCCTTCTTGGTTCAAAGGTGTTAAGTTGACAAAAATTAAAAAATAGTCTATACATAAGGCTTGCAGGGGGATGATCCACCACAGATTCCCTCTGCTTTAAACATATTGAAATCACATACAATCTGCTATATTACCTAATAAACAGGATTTTATATGTTACAAAAACTAGGTTTTTTACCAGGATTCAATAAACAAGTTACATCTACAGGTGCAGAGTCTCAATGGGTAGACGGGGAAAATGTACGTTTTAGATATGGTACACCTGAAAAAATAGGTGGTTGGCAACAACTAGGTGAATCAAAACTTACAGGGGTTGCAAGAGGATTGCATCACTTTGTAAATAAAGCATCTACTAAATTTGCAGCAATAGGAACAAACAGGATTTTATATG